TGTCGCTGTATCTGCTGGTGCTGGTGTTGCTGGTGCTGGTGTTGCTGGTGTTGCTGGTGTTGCTGTATCTGCTGGTGTGTTTGAAAAAGATTGTCTAGAAACGGGTTGTTTGAATCGTTGTTTCTGTTCTTCAAATGCTTGTTGTGCTTCTGGACTTAATACAGATTTAGGTTGTGATTCATAAGCGTTTTTTACTTGTGTCTTTCCATATTCTTCCTCAGTTTGTCCCCCGAGTGTCTTTGCTTTCAATTTCTGTGCTTTTAATTGATTACCTTTTANTCTTGAATTATATGATGAAACTGCTTGTTGGATTCCCGTTCCAGCATATAAATCATTGATACTATCTTTCGCATAATTAAAATCTCCCATAATAGAATCTTGTTGTATCTTTGAATCTTTATCTTCTTTTCTTTTTAAATTATTTTGATTTATAAGAGCATTCTGTTCAGCAACATATTGTCTGCTTGTGTTTAATTGTTGTATTGCTTCATCTGTTCCATAACTATCCATTTTTTACTATATGAATATATTAAAAAATAATTATATAAAAATTAAAAATTAATCACCTCTAAAATTTTCAATCTCATAAGTTTTTTCTGGTTCTTGAGATTTTTGTTTATTGGCTGGCGTGAATTCTTTTTCCTTTTTAAATGGAGAAGGTTTATCTCTTGGGACTTCATTAATAATTTTTTTATCTCCAATACCCAATAAGGTTTCGTGTCTTCTATAAAATCTCGCTGGGTTCTGTTGACCGTCAATATATAAAAATGAATGTGGTTGGTCGTGTGCTAAATTATAATATTCCATAAACCTCTCCTCATTACCGCATAACTCGCAATATTCTTCTGTTATCTTGTCAAGTTCCTTGGTGTTATTTTGACGAAAAATCAAGATGTTCGTGGCATTATTTCTTATGATGGTTCCCACGGAACGAAATGATTGAGTAGTCAAAAAAATTGACATTTCATAGTGCCGAAATTTTGAACAGAGATAGGTGATGTCGTTGGTTTTTTTGAAATCACGAGATAAGATATCATCAAGTAAAATTAACATCGTTGGCATCTCTTCTCTATCATATTTTTTTTGAGAAGATATAAGGTCTTGTATCATCTTATCTGTGTAATGGTCTTCGCAATCATCAAACGCATCTTTAAAATATTTTCCCTTGGTATCGTTATTCAATGTATTTGAAATAATTTTATAGTAGTCCCAATAGTGTTCTCCATAAAAATCTGAAGAATTTCTTAAAGCGTTTATCAAATAGTTAGTCTTCCCAGACCTCACAGACCCAATTATCAAAGTTAAAAATTGAGGTTGGGGGAGGAACTCGTGAATAGGTTTATATTTTTTACTCTCTAATATATCATTAACTTTTAAAACTTTTGGAACTGATTTCTTTTTACCTTCCATTTACTATATTAATATATTTTATTTTGGGAATCAAGTAATTCAACATATTTCAATAATTCATCTTGTGCTTTTTTGAGAGCATTGATACATTTTATTAATTCTTTATTAGTGTTTTTCTGTTTCAAATATTTATATTTCCATTTGAAACATTTTTCTAAAATCCAATACATTTATTATATTGATATATTTTATTTTATTCTAAACCTTTTTGGCAATAACAATCTTTTTAGTTTTTATAATTAAGTATAAAGTATAAACCTTTTTGGCATATTATATTGATTGTTATTGCCAAAAAGGTTTATACTTTATAATTAAGTATAAAAATGAATTATGGCTGAGATGTATTAGTTTTAAGTTCTGGTCTTCTATGACATTTAATACAACAACAATCTATTTTATCACATTTGCTTTTTTGAATAGTTAATAAAATACTTGTAAAAATTCCACCCACAACACCCATAAAGACACCTAACTCGGCAAGAGTGAAATCCTCCATTTATAATATACTTAAATATTTTAATACATATCATCCCAAAATCCAGAATTTCCTTGTGTTATTCTTTGTCTGGGTTGTGTTGCTCTTCTAATAGCATTTAATGTTTCATCTTTTTTCTTTTGTTCTTCTGCTTCTTCTTGTTTCTTTTTCTTTCGTTGTTTTCTTAATGCTTCATATTTAATGATTGCTTCCAATTGTGCTTCTTCTAAATCCTTTTTTGTTATAGTTGGTTCTCTTTCTATAATTTTCTCTTGAACTTTGGCAACAACTGGCGGGGGCTTATCCTCAACATATTCTTCCAATTCCTTTGTCTTTTTCTGTTTTGCTTTCTTTTCCAATTCTTTAATCCTTTTCTTTTCTTGAGAATTTTGTCTTCTTGTTTCTAATGCTTTTTCTCTTGCTTTTGCTAATTTTGCTTTATGTTCTTCTGTTAGAACTCTTTTCTTCTTTGGTGGTTTTGTTGGTTCTGCTTGATTCTTTTTAACAAAAATATCCTCTTGTTTATATAAGGGTTCTTTTTTAATAACCTCTGGTAAAACATCGCTGTCCTCTTCTTCATAAATGAAATTAGGATTTTCCTCGCCCGTCTCTGGATCTCTTTCCTTTGTTTCTTTTAAATCTACATTAATATTATCTTCTGTTGTTAATTCTTCCTCTTCAAACTCTACAACTGGCATCACATTCATTTATATTATTAATATATTTTAATAATTATGTTTTAATTTCAAAAAAAGTGTATTATAAAACTAATTCAATATTTATTTTATTTTCTATGAGGAAAATGTTTTTCCTTATCAACCCCTATAAATAAAAATATACACGATAAAAATGGCCACGATGCAAATATTATTAAGTCCATAACACACGATGAAATTCAACTCGACGATTATCATCTCATTTTAAATCGTTTTTTGTAATCCATAATAGAACCTTTTAATGTAGGTTTATTCCAAAGTATCCATCTTGATAATGCTCCCGCTGTCATCGGTGCTTTCCAATTTTCCCTCGTGGCGTGTCTTGCTAAATATCTATCTTTCCTTTTTTTATCTTTATTGATTGTAAAATCACTCATACCAGCAGACCCAAAATGAGTCGTTTTTATTTTCTTCATCTTACCATTTACCATATGAGAAAATATAGCCATTAACTTTTTTTTTGGATTAGTTGATTTTTTAATAACTACATTTATCGGCATTTATAATATCATTATATTTTAATAATCATTTTATAATTTAATTTATTCTTGGAGTATCTCTAAAATGTAAAGCAATGATTGATTGATCTAATAGTTGAGTTGCTAATCTTTCATTTTCATCACAAACAGAAATGTCAAATGTGTTTATCGTTAGAGGTTGAGGATTATTAAGTTTAACATACACTCTGTCTGCGGGTTCATAAAAGAGTTGTCCTCCATTATTTCCATTAACATCATATGAAGGAATTGTATATAATATTTTAGAAGGTCTTCCAACAGCACCATTTAGAGTTTTCTGAGTATAATTATCCAATCTTACAAATAGAGAACCACTACCCAATAATGATGGAACATCTGTTGATTCATAAACCCAACCATCGTTCTGATTTCCTTTATTATTTTCTTTACCAACTGAGGTCGCTTGTCCGTTTATATCGGGTCTTAGAATTTTAATATTTGGAAATCCCATTCTGTTCCCAATGAAATCATCTTGTGCTAATGTTGTTGATGGATAATATTCATCATCTTCTTTCAATATCATAACCCAAGACTGTTCTTTTAAATAAGGGTCGCTATTGCTTGTAATCGTCATAAAGTCATATGTTTTAGTATTATCCATTTGATTAAAATATCTTGAATCTATTTCTTTCGTTATAGATTCTTCTCCTTCGTCAAACATTTCAACTCTCCAATCATATTTTGGATTGTAATATGTATCAGATAATCCATTTCTTTCAACTCCAGAATAATTATCTAATTCTAAAAAATAATCTTTTGTAGCGTCTTGTTCAATAAATACCGCTGGATAAAGCCACCAAGTATTCTGATTTATAGGTTTTGGATAATTAACTTTATAGTTCACAGCCGCATCACCGCCAGACCAAACATTTTGATCATAAGAACAAAACAATATCCAATATGTATAATCCATCGGGTCTGCTCCCGTATCTAAACCAGTATATGAATTATAATAAAATTGGACTATGTCATTCTCTATTCTTATAAGATATTGTCTAACCCCCTTTGTATTTGTTGTTAAATTATATCTATTATTAGCACCACCGCCAGAATCAGCAGTAAACAATTTGGGGTTATCAACTGAACCACTCTTGGCGAATGAATAATAATCAATCTCTCTCATACACATTTCGCCGTCTGTTGTTCCGTCTTTCATAACCATATGACCCAAAACTAGTTCTCTTGTTCCATTAGCATCAGTGACACATCTTATGACATAATCAAAAAATTGAAAATTTGTAGGACTGTCTTTTTTTGTTGCTCCAGAAACACTTGGCATCAAACCCTCATCTGTGAATTTTACATCATTGGGGGAATGTGTTGCCGTTTTAGATTTACTTCTTGTTAATCCAACAGCCCAATCAGTCATATTTTCAAAATCATTAGATGAAACATCTTTAAGAAGTCCATCAACATTAAATCTTAGGTTTCCTCCTTTATATGTGATAGGTTTTCCAGTATAAACGATATGATTGTCTGTTCCGCTGTCATCATTAGTTCCCTTATTTGCTAAAATTTTAATATTATTTCCAGAAATTGCTGAAACTAATGTGGGGTCAGTATCAAAAAACCATTTTGACTCTGTTCCATTAATAGTTGTTATATTGTTTTGGGGGTCATCATATTCATTTTGTGCGAAAAATATTTCAAAACCATCAACTCTTCCAGACGATGAATCATATGAAGGTTCAACTAATGGATAATATCTATTTGATAATGCTGATGAAGGAATATAATTTAAATCTGGATGAGGAACACCTTTTCTAATAGCCTCTGTTAATCTTATAGCATACTCATCAATTGAAACATCTTCTGCTATATCTGAGTCCTTTAAACCAATAGGACACCATATAGGCGTTCCAGTTGTTGAGTATTCATTAGAACCATCATCTAATTTTGCTAAATCTTTATTCCACATAATATAAAAACCATCATCAGCAGATATTCTAATTCCTCCTCCTTTTGTTATTTTAACTGATTGAACTGCGACTTCACTATCTGGGGGTAATGTTATAGTTTCCTTTAAGAAGTTTCTATAATGATAAGCGGGTTGCGATTCTCCAATATCACGAACTCCACTTTCAACTAATTTATTTCCAGTTATAATTAATGACATTCTTTTTAAATATATAATATATTTTATTTTTATATTATTATATATTAAAATGGAAGAAAGGAAATATTTGCGTCAAGATGAGTTATTGGAGCATATTAAAGATGATGTTAGATATACTCCATTAACTCCCGAATATTGGAAAAATGGATTATCTCAAAAATCACAAGTTAAACACTGGGAAGCGAAAAAATGGAAATGGGAAAAAGAAAATGCTGAAGCAATTAAAGAGAATGGGAAAATATATAAAGAGTATATGTTAAAACAACGGAAAGGAGAAGATATTTCAATTGTATAATAATTATCTAATTCTAAACCCTTTTGGCATTATTTAATATATTGTTATTGCCAAAAAGGTTTAAACTTTTTTATCTTTTATTGAAAATAAAATAAATATAATATAAAGTAAATGGCGAATAGATATTTAGAAATTAATGTTTCAAACGCTCCTTCAAATGGAAGAATGAGTTTCAGAGAAGGAATGGCTAATCTTATCTTCCAGATTCCAGCAATGGAAGCAACTCTTATTCCTTCTTCTGTAAGGATTACGGGCAAAATACAATTTTTCAAAGATGGAACGAGGAATGTAGCTGCTTCTTCTCCAATGGCAATAGATGAAAGACTAGGTGTTTACGGTGCTTTTGAAAGTTTAACTACTCGTTCAATACGCCATCAACAGACGATAGAGCAAGTTAGACATTACGCTCATATGCTTTCAAATTATCTTCCTCTTACGAGTTCAACAACAGATAATATTTCAAGTATGTCAAACAGAGCATTAACTTTTCCAAATTGGAGCGGTTTCAATAGCAGTGTTGTTTATTCTGGAAAACCTCAAGAATTTACTTTATCGCTTCCTTGCGGACTCCTCAATGGAACGGAAGATATTCCACTTTCAAACTCTGCTCTTGGAGGATTAGAAATAGTCCTCGCCTTGGCAAGTGATAGTCAAATGATATTTACAAATACAGACGATTCTACTGGAATCAGTGATGCTTTCTATGAGTTTACTGATTTAAAACTTATCTGCGAAGTTCAAGAAGGAGTCGTGGCAAATGTTCCAAGTTTTACATATCAATCAATTTCTTCCTATTATGATACTATTAATTCTCAAAATGCCAATGTATCTTTCAATCTTGGATTAAGTAAGGTTAGAAGTGTTTTCTCATCATTTGTTCCTTCTAAGTTTTTAAATAATAGAAGCGAGAATGGATATGCGACTCTTATGATTACAAATAAAGATAATGAAGTTGCTAATGTTAAAAAATTAGTATGGCAAAAAGGAGGAAGACTTTATCCTAAAATGTTTGAAAATAATTCTGTAGTTCGTGATAGTCCAAACACTTTACTTGCTGACCCAGTAATCCTTAAAGATTATGTTTCTTCTGTTAAACAGTTTAATATGAATATGAGGAATTGCTTATCTGTTGATAATACAAATAGAGAATTTACAAGCGATCAAAAAGCGGCTGCTGACATTAATGACAATTTAACTCAATACACAACTATTCCAAATGGAGGAATGCTTTGGGGATTAGGAATAAATTACGATTCGCTTGGGGGAGAAGGAACTGATTTTACAGATGAAAATTGGGGAATGAATATCCAGAGCGATTTAACTAGTGATAATCCTCATTCTGTTTTTATTTTTGTAAATAGTGAACAGAGCGTTTTCTTTAACCAGAATGGAATCCAAGTCCAGCAATAAACCTTTTTGGCAAAAACAATTATTCTAAATTATAAACCTTTTTGGCATTATTAAATATATTGTTATTGCCAAAAAGGTTTAACCTTTTTTAAGTTTTTATTGATTTTATTTTTAAATATACTCATAATATAAATATGAGTAAAGGACAAGAGACACGCCCAGAACTTTTAAGAATGAAACCAACTGAATATGTTTCTGGACAAGAAATAGAATCAGATGTATTAAGACCAGTTGTTTTCAGTTCAGATAATAGATTTTGTCGTTTTGAATTAGAACCAAAAGGTCATCTATCTTCATCATCATCAATTTCTTTCTCCATTACACCAAATTCTGGAGCAACGAGAGTATTTGTTCCTCCTAATATTGGAATTCATTCTCTCATAGAACGAGCAGTTTTAAGAACAACTTCTGGAAGAGTTATTTGTGATGTTGAGGAATTCGGTCATTTTTCTAGTTTAAAATCAATGTTAAAAGATAATGACTCTCAGACACAGCGAGAACAATATTTATCTGGAAGAGATATGGATTATGAATTAGTTTATAATGAAAATGATAATACAGCCTCAGACCAATATGGATTATCAAATGGAAGAGAATATACTGAACACAGCATTTTAGATTCTACTAACGCGGCTTCACAAGGAAAAGCACAAGTAGCGGGATTAGGACATCATAATTTCCAGTATATTACCACACAAGATGGAAGAAAAGATTTATCTCCATCATTTTCAATTGTATTACACGACCTTTTCCCATTCCTCAAATCTTCTATGAACAGACTTCCTCTTTTTATGTTTGAGAATGATAGAATCCAGATTGAATTATATTTCACACCAACAACCCAGAGCAGAGTTTGCTTAGTAAAAGCAGATGACGGGAAAAATGATTTAGTGTTTTCAGTAGACCAGAACTCAGTTGAATTAATTAGTGATCATATTTTCTATCCTCAAATGAGTCTCCAACAGATGAAAGATGCTGAACCATCACAAATGGGTTATTTTGATTATACATTATCTCGCCAGACTATTACTTCGCAAGCCACTCCCGCAGCCGATGGCACTACATTAGACACCGCTCAGAGGAATGTTAGAAATGTTGGAGGTGCTTCAAGGATTGTGACGAAGGTATATAGTGCTTATGTTCCAACGGGTAATAAAGAACAAGGACTCCTTAATAAATACACGGCGTTAGCTATGACTCCAACAGCAAATGAAAGTGGCGAGTTAGAGAGCAATTTATTTTTCAATGAAAGGTTCCTTTATCCTCTTAATGTTAAGAATAATGCTAGACATTATTTCAATTTGGGTGATGCTGATAAGAGACATTATCATACTTCAAGAGAGGTTTATAGTGCTTCTGGAAATGCTCTTATGCCAACTGCTGGAGGTGGAGATTATCATTATGAAGGTCGTGCTCAAAAGGGAAATCTTGCTGGAAAACAATTTTGGCAAGGATTTCGTTTAAATCGTGGCGAAAGAGTTGGAACTAAGG